CCTGGGACTCACGGCCCCGATTTGCGTTCTGAGATACACCAAAATTTTTTGTATCACATTTTACACAAATTGGAGCCGTCAGATTTTCAACAATTTTCAATCGCCATATATCAGCCAAAGAATTGCCTCGGAAATTTTAAGTACCCCTACCGCGATTAAAAAAAGGATTCCCACGATTCCCATAAAAATCATGATTGCAAGTGTAAGTCCCATGTTATCACTCTCCCTTCATGATTAATTATAGCATATTCTTTTTTAATTTGCAAACTATATTTTTAAAAGTTCGCCATTTCTTAGCAGTTTCAATATCTTTAGATTTTCCTCTGCCGTCCCCGTGTAATTACTCATGCCGTTTCTGAGCGCAATCTTTTTTCGGTTTTTATAACTGCCGTCTACCCCGATTTCCTCAAGGGCCTTTTGTATACTGTTTCCGTAAATCGTGTTCTGTAAATATGTATCCGTGTTTTCCCAATGCGGCAACATAATGTCTCCATCAAAAATGCTCAAATCGCATAAATTAGGAATTCCGTCTATACGTGCTTTAGAAGTATATTGCCAACCGCTCCACTCATACGCATCAACATAAGCTGTTGAAGGATGTTTGTCATTTAATCCATACATCACATTGTATGGATATCTGGCAATCCAAAGAGGGCAGTCAGGCATAGTGAACCAATTTTCAGCAAGGCAATAATATCCTGTGTACACACCTGCATAGAAGCCATTCTTAAGTGTTGCTTCTACACCAATCTTCACAATATCAGTGAGCGTATCACAGCCAAGTTTCTGTAGTGAATCATCTTCAATGTCCAGCCATATCCGTTTTGTCTTACCCCCGGTGTCCTGAATCAGTTTAATAACGTCATAAATCTCTTGATTAATTCCTTCTACAGTTGTAGCGTATACATATTTATACACGTCATAAGGAATCCTTAATTCATTCAATTTACGGACATTATAATCAAATTGTGAATCAGGTTTACCGCTTTTAAGCACAGACCTGAGAATCACATAATCAATTTGAGAAGGCAGTTTCTCCCAATTAATCATGCCTTGATTAGAGCTAACGTCAATCGCCTTTATCATTGTTTTTCGTCCTCCTCTATTTTGTCTTTGATTTTTTCGATGTGGTTTGACAACCACGTTGGCACGTTAGAAAACTTCCCTACATTTTCAATAATACTTAGGCACTCATTAACTGCATACCAGATGGTAATAATCAAACCAAACACCATTCGATTTTCATAAGCAATTCCGATAGTGTCACACGTATATGTGAGAATGAAATCAAAGCACATTCCGCAGGCAATAATAATCAGGTAGCCTAACTTTTTTACAATGCCTTTTGCGCCTTTTTCACTGTTCAATGTTCCGTCCTTCCACGCGGACACCATACCAGACACATAATCAAGAATCATCAGAGCAACAAGAATTATCATCACAGGGGCGATTGCTTTTAACTCAGCCGAGAGCCATCCTCCTAATATCGCAATGATAATTTCAGTAAAGTTAATCACTTTTTGAATTGATTTTTCCATCTTAGTTATCTCCTCAAAACTTTATAAAAATTTCCGCCGATGCTTCTGAACCTTGTTCCTTGATATTCAACGCTATCGGCACTAATTCGTCTCACTGTAGACGAAAGCACAAACGGTGACCCTGTTTCTCTAACCAAAATCCAGAAAACCCCGCCACATTCCCACAGATATTTGTATGCGTACTCCGGTTTATCTGGGACATCCGGTTCGGGAGGGTCGGGCGGTTCAGGCGGCGGCTCCGGTCCCGGGTCAGGGACATTGTTGTGAAAAATTTGGAACCATCTCCACGCTTGCACACCGCGCTGTGGTTGATTTTGATTTTTAGGACGTTCATAATTTTTCACCCAAGCGGCGGCGAGATATTTACACGCCTCTTCATCCGTTTTGCCATCTTTTGGTTCATAATGCAAAAATTCATCAAACGAAAGCGGATATGCAGAGGTAGAAGAATACTGTTCGCCATTAGCACGTTCCCATTCTATTCTTGCTAACTGGCCGTTGTAGTCATCGTGAGCGTACCCATTTTCATCCACCCATGAAAATAATTTTGTTGCAGGTGACCATTGCACGAGACCATACCCGCCTTTTAACCACCCTTCATCAAGGTTCTGCCATATACCCGGATTTAAGGTTGATTCTGTCTGCATATTTCCGAGTATCGCCGCGATTGCCCAATCGCTCCACCCCATGGACTGCATAGCAGTCCACAGGATTTCAGCATTGTTATTCATTTCCTCAGAGTTTAAGTAAAAATTTCCTTTTATAATTTCCATGGTTAATTAGGTTTATATACCACGGCAATTTTGCCTGCTATATCTGAAATGAAATCGCTTTGTAAATTAAAGGTGATTGAAAACGTGTTTCCTGAGAGTGAAGTTGTAAAATCCCCTCCCCTGTCCGCGAGTGAATCGTTGAGGTCAAACCCAAGGCTAGTCACTCCCGCAGAGACTGGCGTGTACCCATCATAACTAACGTCAATGGTGATTGGCTTTATGTTTGACTTGCCGGAAATATTGAAGGTTTTTTTCGCAATTTCCTGCGGCTTTTTTTCCAGCGCGGTAACACGATCTGATAAATCATTTAATGTAGTGACATTACCATTCGCTACCTGTTGTGCGGCCTGAGCATCAGCGGAAGCCCGATTAGCGGCAGTTACAGCGGGTTCGATTTTGCTCTGTGCCTGAGTAGCCGCTTCGCTTGCGTCATTTGCGGCAGAAAGCGCCCGCTGTACATTTTCGTTCACACCAGATGCAATCCCTGACACGTTAGCAACTTCCTTCTGAACCTCCGTGAGTGTGCTTTGTGTTTCGGTAAGCTGTGTCTGTGCTTCCTGTAAACTTGCAATTCCTTCACCCGCGTTTTCTTTATTTGTGTGCATCTGAGCGTCTATAATGTCCATTGCATTGTTGAAATCGCCTAAAAAGGTAGGCTTGTCAGTCCCCACATACTGCGGCAGTTTGTAGTTAGGTGTCGTGCTTGTGAAACTCATAATATTTTTCCTCCTTTTTTATTTTATGAATTTTTTTCAAGTGCTTCGATACGGGTTGTAAGACCCGCGATTCCTGTCTGAACAGTTGTGTTAATGTCCTTTACGTTGTTGACTTTTGTTACCGCGCTGTTTACAGTACTTACAGCCGTGTCAACGTCACTATTTGCTTTCTGTGCGGTAGCATTTGCGTTCTGCGCAACGTTCTTAGCAGTTACGGCGTTTGCAGAATTTTCATTAAGCTGTGCCTCCGCCACGTTGAGTTCTTCGCGCCAATTCTGAATCTGTGAATCCCATTGAGGTTTCATTTCATTCACATTTTCAGCGAACGTTGCATACTGCTCAATCTGGTCTGCGGTCTTTTTCATTTGCGTGTCGATTTTAGAAAAATTACCGTTCCAGTCTGATTCAATGTCAACAACGTCATTTTTCTGATATTTTCCCAGATTATAGTATCTGGTTTTTCCTGTAATCATGCTATTTTACCTCCTTTCGCCTCAGAAAAACTATTGTATATGTCTATAATGGTGCACGTACATCCGCTCATTCTGGCGTTATTTTCCTCAGTTTTGTTATATGTGATTGAAAATTGCGTTACTTTAACGCCATTCTGAATATTTTTTCTATTATAAATCACCGTTGACATATTAATTGAGGCATTATCTGTGGCATCATAAATTGGCTCAAGTTTTACAATGTCAAAATGCCACCCGCTAACTGACGGGTAAACAGTATTTGTACCAGTTGTTGACTCTTCCGGAAACGCGCTACGGTCAAACGTGTAGTTATTAATAACAACAAAAAAATTGTTGGTTTTAAAAATTAAAAAAGTGTCGGTGTTAAAATACCCTACGCTTTCCGTATCCCACTTAAACGCGCTCCAATTTTTAGCCAAAATCTGTTCGCACGTCAGGTCAAGACCGTCTCTGTCCGTGCAATCAAGCGTCTGTTCTGCGTTAAATGTTTTAACCTGCTCTAACGCTACGGCATGAGAAACCATTTCACCCGTAACAGGGCTGTTCACTTCTGCACGATATTCTGCGAACATGATTTCACGCGAGTAGGTGTCAAATTCAAGAGCGGACATGAACAGATTTCTAAAGTCATCACAGGTATTACCGTAGAAATCGAACCACGAATCAAATTCGTCACAAGTGATTGCGTGAACACGAAGAGCATTGTACACGTCACTCACAGTGTTCCCTACGTGGTCACGTTCTCCCGTGGTCGGATTATTGATTCTAAAACCGTCCTCGTTAATCTCGTCCACCTCAAGCCGGATTTTGTCGAGTTCTTCATTCACCCACGCCTGAACAATATCAATCTGCCTGTCTGTATACGCCATCAACTGTTCATACTGCGCTTCCAGAGCACCTTTTAACTGTGCGATATCCTGAGCATGTTTGGTGCGAATGTCATTGAAATTTTCATCACAGTATGCGCGAAGCGCGTCAATATTATTTTGCAGTCTGGTTATGTCCTTAGTATGACGTTCCCAATACGCTAAATCCTGCGCATCTACATACGATTTCATGGCCGCATTAAGACTGTCGGCGTAATCGTGCAGAGCCTTGTCCGCGGCATCAACATAGTCCTTTAATTCAGCTACCTTTTTATCCGTGTACGCTTCATAATTTGTCTGCAAATCCTGAAGGTACTGGATAATGACATTTATGTTGTATGCCATTTTTCGCAGATTTTCAGCGTTTGAGATTGACCAATCCCATGCTGATGGCAGAGAAAGCCACACAGGAGGGTTACACATCTTTTTAGGTATTTTAAGGTCGTAGTTATTATCTGCCATTTTTGTTTTACCTCCCTTCTAGTTATACATATGGATTTTAAGGAAAATTCTTTTTGAGCACTCGTCAACCATGGAGCCAATCACATCCACTAACGATTCTCTGTTTTGTTTCAGAAGTTCCCCTTGTGGGCCGTCAAATCCTGTTTCAATCAGATTTTCATTATCTGAATAATCTGATTTATCGGTTCCCTCACCGTTTGTCTCTCCGTTTGCAGTCCCGTTTGAGTTTGTAATATTTGTGGCGTAGTCAGAATTACCCAATCGACTTTCCGGTGTATCCTCAAATACTTCACGATTTGATGTAGTTGAATTGGACGTTCCATGGTCGGTTGTCTGCCTATTTTCATTTCCATGGGTATTCCTAACCATCTGCCGTTTGTGGGAGCTCAGCAAGTCAATATCCACGAACAGTGTTTCATACAATTTATTGTACCGCCAAATCACACGTCTCACATTGTTGTTGAATTGCAAAATCCACATGGCAGGTTCTTCATATTCAATTTCCCGCATTAGATTTTTCACACAAAACTGCATCCAGAAATCATTTTCCATCTCCGCGCTGTAAAATTTAATGTCGGGTGAAATGATGTATTCTTTAGCCGCTCTGATTCTGTCTTCAACTGGGACATCCTGATTCGGTAAAATGAATGGGTATCTTCCAGTCTCTGCCCCCACCCTTTGCGCGATTGAAAACGGGTCTAAATCCTGCGTGTAATGGTAGAGAATGTCACGAAGAGTTGTTGTAAAATGTGCCACTATTCACCACCTTCTTTCGCCGTTCCTGCGTAGCCTTCACGTTCACTTTTTGCTGACGGTGAAATTATACCGTTTCTGTCAACGTGCGCATTCGGTGAAAACTCCACTTCAATATTTAGGCCGAACATACGGTTGACCTGTTCCAGGCCATCCCTTCGACTTTGTAATGCCGATTCACGAAATGCCATGATGTTCTCGTTGTTTGCGTTACCTTCATCAACAGTTAGGTGTTCTGACTTATAGATGTTGATGTTATTGTAACCAAGTCTCGAAAGGTACTCTCCCATCACCGTGAATTTTGCCCGGTCAATATCCGGAATTATAATGGGAGAAGTCATATCAAGCACTTCCGTTTTATTCTTGTCAGACAAAAAGTTGTCTTCATCTTCATACAAAATGTATGGTTCACCCAACTCCGTTTTATTCAGCATTTGACGCACACTGTTTTCATTATCCTGATTAGTGCGGATAATTTTTGGTCTCATCAACTGGGTAATATTTGCATCCTTAGCCATTTCTAATCTCGTCAACTTGTTGGCGTAAAACGCGATTGTGTCAATAAACGCTGTCCGAGTGTCATCATTATAAATTAGCACACTGTCCTGTTCAGAAAAAACACCGTGATAACCTGACGCAGTATTCACAATTCGTTTTTTCGGAATGTCATAAATATTCACACGCGATGCGCCATTTGCGGGCAAGGTCAAATACCCCATAATTTCATTCTTGAAAAACAGAACATTTCCGCGTTCAATTAATGACTGCTCAATTACTCTTCTTGAAACGGTGTCAGGAAGATTCTTATACTGAAATCTTGAAACAGCCAGAAGATACAGGTGTTCCATATAATTATTAAATGTAACTTTCCACATCCAACCCTTTTTTACGTTTTCAGCATAACCGAATCCTTCTAAACCAAGCGGCCTTCTTTTCATTGCGCCTCTTGCCATGTCATCACCTCCTTATCCGTTATTTCCGTAGGTTCCCACGTTGTTGTGGTCATGCCAGAATGTGACACCGTTTATAAACATAGAACGTATTGTGTTCAAATGTTCATTCGGAATATTTCCGTAAATGTTCACGGAATTACAGCGCACATAATTGTAACGTGGACGGTTGTTCATGTTTGGCACACCTATTCGGTTTGACTTGTAACCAAATGCATCAAAATACTGCGCTACTTTTTCACGGTATTCAGGCTGTAACGTCCAAAATCTGAAAATGATGTACAAATTGCTGTTGTAAGAAAGTGATACACTGGCGATACCACCGCTTGATGCTCCCGCTGTTCCTACTCTTCCCTGCATCATTCCGATTCTTGTTCTAGACATTTCTGCGTTCTGTTGTTCGTGAATATCAGCAGACACAATGCCTTCGACCGCTGACACGCCGGAAGACAATCCTCCGGCAACTGCACCCATAAGTCCGCCGCTTGACGCGCCGCTGGCTATACCTCCAATTAATCCAACCAGTGACAAACCAGACTGTAGCCTGATATTCTGCTCTGCCTGCACCCTAACTAAATCGTTAATTGCAGACGCTTGTGATTTAGCGACTGTAAACTGGTCGTTTTGAACCGGAAACGATGGAAATCCATCAATCACACCTGTGTTATAGGAAACGTCCCTATAATCATCGCCCCCATTATAATCCAGTAGCTTACACAAAACTACAGCGTCTGGAATTACGCTTCCCTGCAACCTAACGGTGATGTTATTATTCGACAGCAGTTCGGGGCGTATTTCAAACGTTGCACCATTCGGCATCACCATTTCTATCATTGAGTATGGATAACAATACATTTTACCTTGTGGGTAGTTAGGAAACAATGATTTCCAATTTGATAAAATGGTCTGCGAATACTTAGCGGAATTTCCATTAATTCTTCCGATTCTGAAACCCATAGCGGATTCCACGATTGAAAAATCAGGAAGCAAAACAGACGGATAAGGATATATTGCCGTGATGGATTGTGAAACCCACGGATAGTCAGACAGCGCGTCAAAAATGCTATAAATATCAGACGTTCCGTCAGTCACACAAAAGACGCCTGCCGCCGATGGTAATCCCTGAACATTACTTCCCACAGCTCCGTAAATCACGGGGTTATCTACCGTTCCGCCCGAATTAATCAAATCTACGGTGGAAATTATCACGTAGCTTATTGACGTTCCGGGAGATTCAAATGAAATTGGAAATGCCCGTTGCATCCGTAATTCACCATAATCAATAGATTCGGGGATAATGTTTTCGTTATAGTCGGCTCCTGCCGCTACGTGTTCTCTAGCAATATCGCAATCACGAATTTCCACATTGTTGAAATACGTCTGCCACGCATCCAACGAAAAAAAGATGTATGAAGTATTAGGATTGATGTACTCAACTCTGTCAATAAAACAATACATCCAGATTCCGTTATATTCGGCGTTTTTAAACCGCATATAATTAGCGGCTTCAAGCGTTTCAACATTTAACGCCACTCTTACAGCACGATGCTCACGGATGAATTTCATGTCCGTAAACGTATAAATTACTTTTCCGTCAAAATAGGCATCTCTCTCAGCAGTTGTATCAAAATACAACTGCTGAGACGCCGTGATAGGAACGCCCGCAAGAAGCTGAAAAATATTCGATTGTAATGCTCTTGCCTCAACGTTGTTCATTTATTCAGCCCCCAAAGCCGTCAACCGAGTAGTTCCCTGTTTTGTAGGGTCTGCGTATGGTCTCGCAATCACAGTCAGTGTGCCTTTTTCCTGTCTTCCCGCGTACAACATTCCGTTATCATCCATGCGCGTGGAAGGGTCGGTATTTCCAGAAACGCCCCAGATCACAGCCTGTGAAGGATTGTTGGTTCCCGCCACAGTTGCGGTGTAGTGAGAAGAACCTCCGGACGTGTAAGTTTTACTTCCCGTTACAGTCACCGACGTTACCTTGGGTTCTGCGGCAGTTGTGATTGCGACCGCATTATGGAACGGTGACAGGAAGTAGGTCTGCCATACGTGAAGCCAGTAATTCCAAACGAGCTTTTCCCTGTCCTCAAAATCACGCGATTCAAAAAGATTATCGTAAATGTTCAGAAATTCGTCATCTGCAACAATCGCGATTATTTCCGGGTGGTTTGGAATTTCAGGAATCAGCGTTATCATGCCCGCGAATTTTGCCTCATCCATGTGGAACGCATACGCTAATGCCTGTACTGAAACATTCGCATCGGCGGAAGGCGTGATGTAAAGTCTCTGTCTTTCACGCGCGCTTGTATTCACAACGCCCATTGCGTTGTACTTGCGGGACGGGAAAAGAAAGTTGTTGGAAACCGTTCTCAACACGGTGAGAAAATTCTTTGCGCTGGCTTCGTCCGTGGGCGCGTCTGCGTGAATAAAAGAAAATTTGCCCTCGTCTGCGTATTCAGAAAACAATGTGAGGGTGTACACAAATTCGGACACGTCATTGGAAGTGTACATTCCGGAAATCACACGGTCTACTAAATCCGATACACCCTGTTCGCTTGTGAAGGCCGCTCTGATATCCGCCTCAGAAAGTGTCTGCTTAAAAAATTCTTCACGGTTTCTATTGTGGAAAATTGCTTTAATGTTCGGCTTTTCCCATTTCAACATGGCCACATCGTCTGTGTCTGACAGATACGGATGCGCCTGAGCGATATCAACCCAGATATCTTCGATTGTATAACCAAAGCGAATGTTTCCACGTTTCGCGAATGAGTAAGGGTTGTCGAAATACATTTTGCGAACCACCGCAAACGCAATCCGGTTCACCAGCCAATTCACAAAACGGTTCATAATCGGGGCGTAATTTACCAGCGTACCGCCGTAATTGATGATGTTGTCGCTCGTGGGTTCGGGAATAATGCCTTCCCACTCAGTCCCCACCAGTGTATTATTGAACGCGGACAAAAGCGTTTCAACATTTTTTACTGCTTTAACTGCCATTTTAACCTCCTTTTTAATGTTTCACATGAAACATTATTTTTTAAATGTTCAGGAAATCTTCCATTTTGATTTCCTTTTCTTCCTTCTCTCCGGCACCGCCTTTGTTTTCTTTTGTCTCATCGACTTTTGTGAAGTCATCGATGTAACGCTGTTTGATTCTGTCTCTGTCCTTCAACAGTTCGTCATATTCAGCGTATGCTTTATTAATTTCCGTACCGATGAAATTTTCATCGTAGACCTCATCATTCTCTAACTCGTTTCCCGCGATTCTTTTAAGAATCCTCATAAAGTCTGCACTTGTCACCATTTTTTTCACCTGCCTTTCTTAAAAAATTAAATACAGGCCGTTAATAATCAGCGGCGGGATTTACCACTGATTTCATGTGACAGCGTTCCACCGCTTTTCCCTAGTCACATGAATAGAATTAACAACCTGTATCTATAATGTATTATATCAAGAATAACGCATAATGTCAAGAATAATTTTTTTAATTTTTCCACTCTCAAAGTACATACAACCACGGTCGAAAAAATCACGAAAGTAACGCAAAAGAGATACATTATCAGCAGTCAACACAGTTTCTTCATTATGCGTCCTAGGATTGAATGTAATTATTCTTCGACATTCGGGGTTGATTTTTGAGGAACAAAAACACTTGTTAGCACCTAAATACACAGCAATTTTATCAGGCGAATCCGCTTCCTCGTTGTAAAACACAATAGTAGCCCAATACATCATCCCTTTTGTGTTCTCTTTTGAAACAAACGATTCGTTATCCAAAATATGACGGTTTTTTGCGGCTGACTGTATGTAATTACTGTTTGAAAACGCCTTTGAAAACCCAGAATTTAACATTTCTTCCATGGCATTTTCATTATTTGTAATTTCTAATACCCAACCATTTCCACGTACAAATTTAGCACCTGGCTCAATACGCTCTGAGATTCCTAGCGCAAGATAATACGGGTTGTATTTTGAAAACGTGTTAGATGCTAGAAATTCTCGTACATATCGAGACTGCTTTCCAAACCCTCTGGCTATTGAATAATGAATAGACATATATTTACTAATTTCTCTATCAATGTAATCCCCGTTCTCACTTTGAAATTCATCCATGAAGCGATTGGCAACTTTCTCAAACCTTGATGACGCTTTTTTGATTGTTTCATACGCGTTCAAATATGTCGCAAATCCACATTCAATTCCGTGCGGGTACTTTCCTCCGGTCAAAATCAAGACTTTATATGCACCTCTTCGCTCTGATTCACTCGTCATTTCATAACCGGGGAACAAATTCTGTATGTTCTCCATAAAAGACCTTTCGCACGCATCTAAATCAAAATTTTTACGGAATTGCAACATAAACTGACTTCCATGTTTTAGAAAATCATTCAATAAAAATTCTTTTATTGCAAATGTTTTTCCTGCTGTTCTGTTTCCTGATACAATATAAATTTCAGGAGTGTTTCCGTTAATGTCCTTTTTAGACAATAATCTATCTAATCTATAATATTTTCCCATATGTCCTCCAATGTTTCACGTGAAACATTAAAAAAAGGAGGCGATTGAACGTCTCCTTTTTACACATTTTATACGATATCAAGATAAAGAAACGCTCTTCCCGCGTTCGATTTTCCTTCGCAAAGCCTCACACGAATTGGCTCTTCCGGCGTAGGCGCTCCAAATATGCCTACGAGATTGTGAATGCTGTCATCCACGGTGGGGGATAATGTGGCATATGCTTCTCCGCTGTCCGCAATCAGAACCGTATTTACAGCTTCTTCTCCCGTCTCTTTTCTCTGGGATTCAATCTGGATAATGTCGGTCACGTTGATTTCCAATCCGGGGAAATCTTTTAACTGATAGGCTCCCTGATTTACTGCTCTGAATACTTTTTTCTTGTCACTTGTCGTTACAATTAATTCCCTTGCCATTTCTTGTTCTCCTTATTCAATTCTTTTTTGTTTCACTGCCTCCGCTTACTCTTCAAACGCATCTTCATCGGATTCCAGCACCAGACTGTGCTTGATGAAATTCTCTTCTGTCATGTAACGCTTTTCGTCAATCTGTTCAATCTTCGTGCAAATAAGCGTTCCTGTCAGATGCGACCATTTTGCGTTCGCAAGCTTTAACATCTTTTTGGCAGCAACCTTTTTTCCGGCCTTGCACTCTACGGTTCCAACCTCATCAAGTGCGCCTGTGGCCATGTTGTAAGTCGAAAAATGGCCTATATATCTGCTAAAAGTTCTGGTAATACAATTTCTCATTTTTTACTCACCTCCTTTGTTAATTACTATTTTATCAAAACTATTGTGATTTGTCAATGCTTGCTGCAATTTTTCCAAACTTTTTTGGCGGCTTATAGGGTTTATGTTCATACAAGGTGTAATCGTCATCTACCAATAAGACACCGCCCTTTACATACCTCTGTTTCAACTGCGAGGGCATCGTTAAACCGTAGTCAAATGCTGTAATCGGTCTTGTTGCCAACAAAAAATCCTTTGACCTGTCCTGCATCCCTGCACACTTAATCAGCCAGTGAGCGTTCACTTTTTCATTATCTTCTTTACGAATAAATTCACAATAAGTTTTCTGCCGAATATATTTAGCCCGCGACCAATGAGATTCACACTTCCAACACAATAATTCAGTTGGATGCTCCTTAATACCTTTTACTTCACCATCAAGCATATGTATGCTGTCTGTGTCTGCGTACAGAAAAAAATCATAATTCATCTGCGCGTGAGTAATTGAAAAATAACGCGCGTATGATGTTACAGCCGAGCCCTGCGCTATAGAAATTGTTTTCTTATTGTGTTCTTCATGGAAAATAAAACGCAATATTCCATCTTCATCTAAAAACGGTTCCTGATAACTGCTATCGTCCGATGACGCTAGTTTACCGTAGCAGTTGTTCAAAAATAACTTCGCTTCTGTCCTTGCGCCTCCTTTTGATTCCTGCTTAATTTTCATATATTTATTGATGTAATCGTCAAATAATCCCGCTACTGCTGTGAACCAGCAACCGTGTAGGTATTTAATCTCAATTATATCATAGTGTTCAAAAAACAATTTTAAATCTACACATGTCAGTGTCATTTCCGCATAGGCCATTTTTAATACCCCTTCTTCGTCAAAATAATAGGGGTAAAACTTTCCGTTTGATTGTATGTCCGATGATATTAGCCAATCTGTAGAACGATACATCAACGAATCCTTAATCTGAATCGTAGGCAAATGTTTTTCCTTAATTTTAAACCGCGCCTTAATGCGCACAAAAAAATAGCGGCCTTTTTGTTTTGCTTCTGGAGGAATATCACCTTGCCAAAAATGAGGCTTACCCACGGGGTATTCATTTCCAGATTTACTATGCATAACCGAGGGGTATAAGCTGTTTACATCGTATGTTTTTCCATTGCAATTTATCCAACAATTTTCAATACCCCTTTTCACGTAGCACCATCCACCGCGATAAGAACGCCTGATGTAAGCGTCTGCATCTGGATACCCAAAACTTTCTGGCAACCTGATAGCTTTTAAATCTGGATATAGCGCCGCCCATTCTTCTTTCCCAAATCCTCTTCTATATTCCCGAATACAGTTTGAGCCAATCGTCAATCTGTCGTTTCCATGATTTAGCATATATTCCAACGCCTCCTTTAACACCAATACATCATTAATAATGTACTTCATTTCCTCCGGCTTTATTTCGCCGTATGCATGGCGCTCTCCCTTGTACTCCATTTCCAATTTTCGATGTGCGGTCTTAAAAGCTTCGCCTACAATTTTTAAACTCATAGGCATTAGTTTTAACGAATCTCTAAACTCAACTAACGTGCGGCCAAAACAAACTGTCACAGAATACCATCTGTTTTCGCCTGATATCACACAATCAAATTCCCCCTTCACAAGCTTATCATATTTTCGTTCTCTCTTTTTAAATTTGAAGCCCTGCCTCAGTAAATACGTCAGAAAAAACGAACCGTCAAATTTAATGTTATGGAACCACACTATAACTTTCTGCTCAGTCAATTTTCTGAAATAATCAAAAAAATCATTAATATTATTGTAAACTTGCACGTTATTAGCAAATAACTGTGCAAACGCCGCCGACCATACTTCCGTTTCTTTTTGATTTTTTGTGTCATTTTCGACAGTTGTTTCAAAATCTGCGGCAAAATACAACATTTTTTACAATCCCTTTACTCAAAATATTCTGTCCACAACGAATCTATTACATCGTTTACTTCTTGCTCAGACGCACCTAATGTCTGCGCCATACTGCGTAGTGAATTTTGTAATTTAATTGCGTCATATGCCTCTTTGGCAGACAGCCAATTTCCATTAGCTTTTCCCTGTTGCAACATTGACGCAACTTTTTTCTTTTCCCATCGTTGAATTGCATCATTCAACCACGCCGTTGCAAAATCTCGTCTATCAGTCAATCTATTCTTCCATGGGCTCCCGTAGACATATGACTGAATTAAATCATAAAAATTTTCTATTATAGTATCAACACTATTAGGTGCTGACGAATACTCGTCTATATTTCCGGTTTCTCGATACCGTTTTACATCTTCCCGATACCGTCTCCGCCCTTCTCGTGGCGAAAACAGTTCGCCCGTGTTAAAATCAACATACGCTTGCTGATATTCACTTAGATTTCTGTTTATTTTATTTAAACGATTAATTGAACCTTGCGTTATTCTCTTAGGAATTTGCGGAACAACCTCATCTACAAAAATAAAACCTTTCCTAGACCATGAACGCACACGCGCTAAAAAATTACGCCTAATCCTTCTGTATTCCTGCTCAATCTCTGACGACTTACGCTTCTTCTTTGCCATACCGTTTTACCTCCGCTTTTGATATTCGCGCGTCTACCTCTGAAAAAATTGATTGTATTAATGATTCCGCGATTAATGTGCTGTTATTTACGCGTGAAACGTACTGTGATAATGCATCCAAAATCACGGATACTTATAACCTAGTTAGACGCATGATTAAAAAACATTGTTTTACTGTTTTAATAATATCACCGCATTTCGATATAAACTATTATATCATATTTAACCTGTTTTGTCAAAGAAAGTCTATTATATCACAAATATAACAGGCTTTCTTTTTTAATGCAAATGGGAAATATATGAACCATAAAACACATATCCGTTGTTGATGTAATCGTCCTTAATAACGTCCATTTCAGATAAAACAGATTTGACTGAGATAGCGTTTATATTTACTCCGAAAAATTTTCCGTTTTTTGTGAAAATTAAAACTCCTTGCACCATCGTTAAATCTCCTTCCACTAGAATGTTTCACGTGAAACATTCTAAAATAGATAAATGTCGTATGCTCCCATTAAACACTCGCCGTCAAACTCCTTGGCCTCGTCTACCAAATCGCCGTAGGAATCATAAATGTAAAACACACCGTTGATTGCATCATGCTTCACTGTATAAACTTTCTCCCCGCTTACTACCTTAAAATCTCTCATTTTGTTTAATCATTTTCCCAAATACACTCTGTCATCATCAAACAAATATACCATATAATCTCTATACATCCTGTATGCATCTTCAACATACGCCAATGTACTGTTGTCTCCGATTTTGACAATTATTGACGTGTAAGGTTTCCACCTTCCGTTAATGGAATATAGTTCTCCAAATGTTATCATAAATCATGTCTCCTTTATTTTACCAAATATATAATTCTGTGAAAACGTGTTGAATTAAAGGAAGGCGATAATATTATATAGCCCTCACCAAATTTTCCGTTGTAAGGCTTTACCTCTCTGTCTTCCCCTAAATATTTACGCGACACATACCCCATTAACCCACGCTGAGTGATGTATTTTGTAACCCTCTAAATTAATATATATTTTAACGTCATCATTTTTTATTCCTCCTTTTTTTATTGCTATCTCTTTGTTTCTATAATGATTATATCAAAAAACTTGTATTTTGTCAAACACCTTTTTTAATGTTTTTTCTGAAACATTTATGTAAAT